AGACGGAAGCGATTGAATGCACCTAATCTCAGCGACCCTCGATGACGAAGCGCATCGCATCTACAAATCATGGCCTCCCCGAGGGAAGAGTTCAGAGATCCGTTACGCAATCAAGTTCACTGAGGATAACGGACCGGCGAACAGAGTCGGACTGGCTGCGCAGTTGAGACAGTCGAAAAAGACCGTTCAATTTCTTCAAGAACATATTCTAGCCGTTGCTAACGGCGAAGAACCCCCGGAGTCCTCTTCCATGCGTGAAGTACGTCTATTCGGGACCGACGGCCCCAAATCGTAGCCGTTACCCCCCTACTTGAAGGGTCATTTTCATGGTTCTTGAGGTGGAGGTCCGAACCAAGACCAATTCGGGTTCATCAGGTTGTACCAGATCCCCGTCCAGAAGGAAGTTCCAGTTTGTCCAGCAGCAGGACCGGTGACACCTGTTTCGGCTCTCTGCTTTTCATGGGCTTCCATTCGCTGAATCCAGAAACTCTCAAGGAGCCCCTCGAGGGTCATTTCCCCACCTGTGGTGATTTTCAATACGAAGGTAGCACCTGCCAAACCCGTTGCAGCCACTATTGAAAGAAAGACGGCCATTCCTGTCACATCGTTCATTAATTTCACGATGGGTTCCATAACTCGGTTGAATTGATACGCCCCTACTACGGAATCGAACATTTCACGTTCTTTATCTTGTAATCGAATGACGTACTCGATGGTTTCTTTGGGCTTGTTCTTCGACATCAAAGCACCCCGGTTATGGAGTCCCAGAGAGTCTGCCCTAAGCCCATGCCGAGAATCCAGCCGAGAAGGAAACTAGCCCCATAATTCGTGAGCATCTCCTTTGCCTTGTCACTGAGTTCACTCATCAGGCATCACCGGCCAGTTGTCCGCGGCGTCGTTTGGGTCGACAAATCGTTGGGGGAGCGTTCTCAACAAATCCCGAAAGTCCTTCCATTCGTTAGGAAGCACTCTGTCCTTGACGGCTCGCCAGTCCGAGTCTTGCAGTCTCTCATCGCGTAGCCGACGAACCTCTTCCCAAGTGACGTCGCGCATGACATCATGAATCTCGTTCCCGAGATGATCTCTTTTGATGTGGCGTCGGTTCATAGTATCACGAATAGATGAAACTCATTTTTGGGGTCGCGTAAGAAATCGAAGCCTCGTAACTGATGAGGTTTCCAGTGGTCACGGTGGCCGGGAGGGTAGCGCCGGTTACGCCAGTCTCTGAACATCGCTCGACGTTAATGGCGTTGTCCTCGACATCGGTACTGGTCAACGGGAAGGATGATGCATATCTGTGATTGTTATACGACACACAATTGAGGGAGGGCTTATACCCCCCGCTGTTGGTCAACAGAATCATCCCGACAAAGTAGATTGTGTCCTCTTCCAGGACAACCGACAGCCCGGAGATGTCAGTCGTTATCATCGCGGCCGTGCCGCAGTCTACGTCAGTTTGAGCCGCCATCCTCGTCGCTGGCAGATCGTCGCTGCTTGAGTAGATCGCAAAACCGTAATCCTCAACGCCGGATGTCTCAAGGAGCACGGTGAGTGAGTCCATGGTTCCCCCAGGGCCGGACCAGAAGGGGAAGTACGATGCTATCGTGTAAGTCGTATCGGCCCAGCCATTAGATACGGAACTCCCTGAAGCGGTGTGAAAACCCATGGTTCGCTGCGTGGCATTACCGCCTGCACCGGCTAGGGCTGTACCGGGGTTAGCACCGAACGGGATACCACCTCCACCGCCAGCCTCTAGGAGCCCCGTCCACTCAGACGAGACGCACAAACGCGCCAGATTGACGAGGACGAGATCTTGAAGTTCTTGTTCATTCATGTCTTCTATGCTGATTGAGTTCCCTGTACTCTGTAGTTGCGCGAACGTTACACCGTCTAAATCTAGGTTCTGAAGTAGTGGGAAGACCCTCTTGGACGGCTTACGATCCTCTGGTCTCATCCTAACAACCCGTCCCAGTTAGATTTTACCGACAATCTAGCGAAATTGACGAGGACTAAGCGATAGAGTTCTTCCCGGTTCAGTTCTTCTATGGTGATTGGATCGCCCACATCTTGAACGTTAGTAAAAGAAATCTGCTTAACACCGTCGCCAGCCTCCAGGGTCTTGTTCTTCAGTAACTTATACACGCGAGGGGATATCGAGTGTGTCATTATCTCAGCCCCATGACTAGGATGACAAAGCCCCAGAAGTTGTTTGGAATCGTTACAGCACCCCTTGGATCGAATGGTCCGGGCGGGGTAGGTCCGGGCGCTGGACCGTTACCGTTGCCGTTACCGGGCCAGTTCTGGTAGGGCGAATCCTGCCAGCCAATCGGTTTGGCTGCTTGCCCGCCATATCCGGGTAGTTGCGGGCTTCCTACTTGCACCAATGCACTCGCCTCACTTGAGTTGCTTAGATCGCATTTTCGCTATTCGCTCGATGCTGTCGAGGTCTTTGGTTGAAATGAAGTCTCTCAGGTAGAGTTTCTTGGCTTTGCTCAGAATCTCCGCCAGTCTTCGGCGTCCTGCCGCTTTGGTCATTCGCGCCATTCAATCACGCCTAGGCCGAAGTAAGGAATTGGAATTTATAATTCAGTGCAATCCCGACCTTGGCGAATGAGAAGCCCGGTTGTTGAGTGGCCGGGTCCGTGGCGCTACAAGAACCGATGACGTTACCCAGTGCATCGACAGCGGCGAAGCCCTGATCCTCAATCAGATTGCCATCGACAGAAGTTCCGTACCATTTCGTGATGGTGTCGCCGAATAGTGTGTCACCCAAACTATTTCCCGTTTGGAGATCCGTTAGTTCATTTGTTGCCCCCCCAGAAACGGTGACAGTAAAAATCCTTGAGACTCCGCGGGCGGTGTAAACCGCGGCTGCTGCTAATCTCGATGCCGCAGTGGAATTCATGACCCGGACGATATCTCCGGCCTTCAGAGTGTAAGGTTGGCAGAGTGCGGGGCTTCCATCCGTGACGGCCCCTGCCACCGACCACGGAATGATTGCAGCTACGAGCCCCTGAGAGAGAATGTAACAGTACCCCACTCCGTTAGGGCAGGACACCAGACCAGATACGACGGTCTTTCCGGGTGCGAAATCCCCAATGTTGGCTGCGACAGCTGTGTAAACCGTATTCGTAGTGAGCGAGGTTTCAGTTCCCTCGGCAACTTCCAGTTTCAGAGGTATATTCGTTCCGTCGCTGCACTGAAGGCAACCTGTCACTGTGTTAGTGGCCATTTTAGATCCGTACTCCTATTCCAAGAGGCTTCATTATGTTCCTGTTCACATTACTGATCGGCTTCCTCAATAGCTTCTTGGCGAACTTCATGGTTATTCCGACCCCTATCGCACTGACAGCCATGGCCTGATAGTTCGCCATGAAGTTTGATTGCATGGAATCGAAGGACGTTCCCGGATCGCTGACGATTGATGAGAGTGTGAGGCCACCGTTCGTGGTCGTCATGGCTGTTGACCCTGCTCCCGCGCCCTCGAAGCCGAGAACACCCACTGGTGAATTGCCGAATACGCCGCCGGTGATGATGCTGGCGTATGCGTAGCTCTCTGCTAGGTTCATCAGGCTGATCGTCTTAGGCGAACGTCGCCTTGTTGCCTTCTTCCTGCGTGCCATAACGCGAGTGAAAGAAAATCTCGCTTATAATTATCACTATGTCTCTTCCATAGCTGCAAATTGTCCGTCCGGACCTCTGTTCGTCACAGTTGCGTCGATTGTATTGAGCTTCTGCTGCGCCATGCCTTGAATCAATGATGCAATAGCTCCTTGGATCGGGTTCGGGGGCTCGAACTCCGACATCCCACCTTCGACCAGTCGGTCAATGGTACTCTTGAGAGCCAAAGCAAGACGTTCATCGAGTAGATCCAGCATGTTTGCAAGCTCTATCCTGATCCAGAGGCCGAGAATGATGACAGAAAGCAGTGTCAGGGCGCTCAAAACACCCAAAATAAGCAGTTCAGGGGCTACCATGTCCCTATACCGGGAGTGTACCGCCCATATACCTTCCTTCATCGTCCGATTTCACTCAAAATACTAGAGAATCTTGATAGCCGGTGGCTAAAGTGGGCTAGTCATTGCCGGTGGGAGGGGGTGTTGCTGATGGGGCGGAGCCCCAGAAGCCATGACTTCAACAACCGGCCCTATAATATACTCTAGGCCCCTCCCATCAAATGGAGGGTCGGTCCATGAGTGCATCCACACTGAACGCCGATCCTCCACAGGTGATAAAGATGAAGGAATACAAACAATGTTGCTGGCAATGGTTGAGGGATGGAGGCACCGGGATCTGTGCGACATGTGAGGTGATTGAATGAAAAAGTGGATGTATAGAGATTGTATGCATTGCGGTGGAACTCATGTCACCACTTCTCAGAGAAGATTAGAATTACTGATAGAGGCTTGTAAGAGGTGTGCCGAATGAAGGCCATAGACGACACTCCACGCAGCTCTAGGACGTTTGAGGTAACAATCCCCTGCCCGCACTGTCGAAGGCTCCTAGACGTGTTCCTGAAGGAGGCGACTTGAATGAGTGGAATCTGTCCTACCTGCAAAAAGAACAGTTTGATGTTTGCCAACACAGGATTCATAATGGGAATTGAACCCTATTGTGTGAATCCAGAATGTTCAGATTCTAAATATAGATTAGACGGAAGCGATTGAATGCACCTAATCTCAGCGACCCTCGATGACGAAGCGCATCGCATCTACAAATCATGGCCTCCCCGAGGGAAGAGTTCAGAGATCCGTTACGCAATCAAGTTCACTGAGGATAACGGACCGGCGAACAG